CGGGTCGGCCACAATGGGCGAACCTTTGTGAAGGATATTATCCCATCCTGCCTCGACCATGTTCCCTTCTTTGTACCGCTGCTGCGGGTGCAATGATCTTTCGTATCCATCACAAAGGAGTTCCGTGGTGCAGCAGAAGTTGGGCCTGGTACCTGCGTACCCGCCGAATCCCGGCTGCCTGAAGATCTTCTGCATAACCTCAAAGGAAATCGCTTCAGCCGTGGTAACAACATTGGCTTTCCAGGTTTCCATCTCATCCGTATCGATGGACCCGTACTCAGTTGAAGTCGTGGTCTCAAACAAATCACCCAAACCGTTAATGGAGTCACTGTCAGCCGCAGCGGCAATCACATCCGCCGCCATCTTGACCCGCAGAGCCTTCTTGATGTTGCTCATATAAAGCTTGGTCAACCGGATAACGGCCTCGGCACCCGCGTTCTGGGTAAGATCGTCCAGGTTCAGGGTATTACTACCGTAAGCACCCGCCCATCTGAAGCGGGCAGCCTCCACGAGGTCCTGCTTGCTCTGGTCAATTACGGTGTCTTTGCCATAAGCGCCGCTGTTACTGATGTTGTATTCCAGGGGAACCTTGATCATCAGCCCACCGTCCACGACCTCTGACGGCTGAATTTCCCAGTTACCCACCTTGAGTGCCTTACCCATGAGCTTCCACAAAAGGGCACTCGCCTTATTCAGAATGTCTTCCGGCTCAGTTTGCAGCCAGTAGTATTCAGTTGTCGCGTTTAATTGATTGATTAAACTCATCTGTTTGTCCTCCTATGCGTACAGCACAGGTTAGGTCGCGGCACTTAATGCTTCCATCATGCCTTTGTCCAGGTCTGCGCCTGTCGCTTTTGGTTGTTTGGTTTTTTGCTGCAGACTTTGCCCGCTGGTGATCACCTGGCCGGTTTCTTCTTCACCGGCTTTTAGGCTCAACCGCCGTTCGTAGTCCGCAATCCGTGTTTGTGCTTCCTCTAATGCCCCCGCAGACACTTGGTCTTTCACCGCGAAGTATGCGCTCAAATCATCGTGCATACCCGTTGTGTCCTGAGTTAAAAACTCCTGGATTGCCATTTTCATCTCCGGGGTGTTAAATTCCGGGTTGTCCCGGTAAAAATCCTTGTGAGTCGATTGCATGTCACGCTCATCAAGGACCTTCGCAAACTCCTGTTGAGCCATACCGAGTGCGTCCTGGGCGGCTTTTTGTGCGGCTAACTGATTTGATGCCATGATGAGTTTACCCAAATCTGCTTGGTATCCAGGGTCATCAGAGTCCAGCGCCGACATTTCCTTTTGGATTTCCGCGTTTTTCTTCCCATAATCCGGTCCTGCGGGCTTCTCAGGTTCGTCAGCGGGTACTTGCATGTTATCGAGTTGCTGCTGCATCATCTGCGCTTGTTGCCGCAATGACCCCAGCTCATTCCCCTGCGAGTCCATGACTTTCTGCATGTTCCCCAACCCTTCCTCCGCAGCCGCCCTATCCCTCCATGTTCCGAGGTACGACTCATCTGCTTTGGCATTCACCTCTTTCCCGGCGTCGAGTTTCGGATCACTCTTCGGTGCGTCGTTTGCGTCTATCTTTGCCATTGTTGCTCTCCTTCCCAGGCCGCTTGAGATTTATCCTTTTAAGGTCTCGCTACGGTTCCCCCAGAATCCAAAAAGGTTAAAAAATAAAAAGCCCGGACCTTGTGGCGTCTCGGCTCAAATAAATGAGTCTGCGTTTTTCCACAAATATCCGGTTTGCCTCTAACCCCGCCCTCATCCACCGCGATCTCAACAGAAAACTTCCCCGTTGGTTTATGCTTGATCCATTCATTGAACCGCTCTTGAAGGATGTCAAACAAGGCCGCTGTTTTATCCCGCGGCAATGATGTTATTTTCTTTAAGATAGCGATTATACTCCCCCCGTGTCTCGATAGGGCGCTCATGGTCAGGTTGAAGGTTCTGCACCGCTGATTCCAGCCACGGTACGTCTACCATGTTGTCACATTGAATTGAGCCATGTCCAGAAACGATTACCTTCCTTGCGTCATCACCACAGATAGGGCAGAGGATATACTTTGGGCAATTATCAATTTTGAAAAATTTGTCAGTGTCTTTACCGCAATATAGACACTCGAATGTGTATAATGGCATCACTCATCCCCCATAAACTCAACTCGATGCTTTTCAATGTGGCGCTTAACCTGTATGGCCTTACCACCTCTTACGAACCGCAGGATTACCGTCTGATCGTTCATTTTTACCACTTCACCTTCGGCCCTTCCGGTCCCTATGTCAAAGCTCGCGGTTTTCATTTCCCCAGCTTCTTCCTGACGCTGGACTTTTCTTCACCAAATATTTCGGCTATTCTGGCGTTCCGTCTTTCAAAGATTTTCCTCATGTTACCGCCCACGTTATCACGCTTTTTCAACGGAGCGCTTGGCTTCTGGGGCGCTGACTTCACTTTCGGATCGTTCTTGCCACCCACCTCATACATCTCGCCTTCATCATCAAACTCGTATTTGATTTGTTTTTTCTTCTTCTTCGGTTTTCCGCCAAAGAAATTGCTAAACATCCCCATGACATGCTCCTTTCGTTAAGCCGTTTCCTGCTGCGGGTCCCGGGGTACTGAGCCCGGGGCAGTATCACCAGGCCCCCCCTGTATCTGCATGAGATTATCCTTCAGTATAACCGCCTGTTCTTCTGGGAGTCCAGCGGCTATAAGTACTTGAAGCGCCGCATCCAACTCCGTTTCTCCCATACGCTCGATAATCTGCTTCCAATCCTGGAAATTAATCGTTTCAAGCAGCGCCCTGCGATCAATGGCCCCTTTATCGAATAACGCTTGCGCCATCTCTTCAACATGCAATGATGTTCTCGGGGTGGTGCTCCCCGCTTCAACCACATAGCTAAATCTACGTCCTGCGTGGTCAGTCCCCACGAATTCAACCGGGTCGCCGCCCACTTCCACAGTTTCACTCTTAGTGCCGAAGTTCTGCCAAAACCCTATAGCCCACTTCGACTTGTTGACAACCAAGGAATCGATTGCCGCGATCTTGTTTTGCCGCACTTCTTGGTTCCGCTCTTGTAATTGAGCAATAGCCGACGCTGCGATAACACCGCTTGGAGCCTGCCCACGGTCTGCGTCTTCAATCTGATACACCCTGTCAAACAATGAGATAATTATATCTAACACCTGAAAAAAAGTAGCCGGTAAATTCGGAATCTGCATGAACTCAATGCGGGCGTTTGGTGTTGTGGGCATCAGCACCATACGGCCTGACTGTGACAATGATGTTTCGATCATGGATTTTGAAATACCACAATGCTTTTGCACAATCAGCGGTGGTGCCATGACGTTAATCACATACGCGATAAGTTTGGTGACAATCAGATTGATTTTGAGGACCAAATCCCCCACCTGTTCGGCAGCCGCGAACCCCCACACTGATATCAGGTCCTTGTACGAATTGGCCGTGTAGACCGGGAACTGTCCCCAGGGATGGGTCTCCGCCGCCAATTCAAGTTCAAGAGCCGGGTTGATGTTTGGGTTAGCTGAGTCATCCAGAACAAGATATTCGCTTCTATCCCTGGTCTTTGACGCGGGTTTATGTTTGGTGATAGTGATTTTACGGACCTTGTCGGGATAAACAAGTTCCGTTGACTTAACCTGAATGATTTCACCGGTTTCGGGGTTAAAGATGTCTTCTTTAATGGTTTTTTTACGCTTGTCCTGTACCCATACTTCTATAATCAGGCACCTTTCGATCTTCTTGTCGCTTGAGAGCTTGTCCGACCCTTTTACACGTGTCATAGGGTCTTCATAGTTCCCTATGCGCTGCTGAGCAATATTGTAATTGTCAGCCTTGTATTTCTCTCGTTCAACGCCTAGCAGTTCATACGCATCTTCTTGGGCCACACCCGTCACACCGAACTGAGCTTCCACTGCATCCACGAAATCTAGGTAGGCAAAACATACAAACGGGGGTTCGGTGCCCATATCATCCCACAACCCGGGTGCCGGGAAGAAGGCGAACGGGTCAGTTAATTGAATCCCCGGCTTTGATAAGTGTTTATCCCAGAATGGTTTTTCAATAGTGATACCATAAATCTCCATAGCCCTGGCGGACGCACGGGTCTTAGTCTGCTGCCCGCAGTCTTTCCACCATTTTTTGAGCTTAACCGTAAACATATCCTCAACGGAATCCTGGTTGCCATCCAAATCCACCACCTCACCGACTGGAGACCTGGCAGTAATGTTTGCTACAGTACGTTCGACGTTTGAGAAATACAGGTTCACGGGAGTGTACGCCTTAGATACGAGGGTATTCCCGGTTGATTGCTTACCACGATATAAGGCATAATTGGACAGGAAATCTTGAGGTTTATTGAGCCATTCCTTGTCCACCCTGGCTATCTCGAATAGATTGAAGGCAAAATCCGGTACATCCTTATCACCCTTAGGTGGTATGTTTTCGAGTGTCCATTTATCATCAAGTTGCATCGCTATGCTCCATCGTCATATGCCGTTTAAGCGCCGGTGCAGTCTTTCCGGACCACCCACACTCCGAACAAGCGAACGCGGATATCGGCTCATCACCAGGGGCGAGTGTTGCGTCAATCCGCTTCTTTTCTTCAATCATAGTTAGCCTGCCCCCAGGGGCAAGCAGCCCATCACACGACGGGCAGAACATCTCAGACGCTGTAGTTGCGCTTGTAGCACCACAGTTATTTCCGAATGTGCCCCACCCCCAGGTCTTCCATGGGTCGAGAAGCCGCACCATCGACCCGTTGGGGGGAGTATCGATTGTATAAGATGCCGTTGTTTCGTGGCATATCTTTTTACATGACGGGCATTGTACTTTCATCACTTGCCACCCAACGCTTTAAGAAACCGGTCAGTATTTTTGAGGATAGCCGCCTCATCCTGGCTCGGGCCGTTATACGTCAGCTCATCGTCGTCCTTGTCAATGTTAAACACATCACCCTTAGGGTCTTTAATAAACCCCTGCCCCTCCCCCGGTATCCTGCGAATCCTAAACGCAATCCAGGCGCCTAAAGCGACACATAGCGTACCTAAAACAACCCCTGCTGCCATGAGCCCCATAATGATTACTACGTGCTGTATTGTCATGTTGTATCCTCGACATTAAACACCGTTTCCCCCACCATCTGCCCTAACCACATACACTGACTAAGAAGGGTATGGATTAACCCACCTACGGCCAAAACCGCTGGGTCATCTCGTCTGAACTCCCCTATGCGTGTTTTAAGGATAGTACAATGCGGCATAAATCTGAACCGCGGCTTACCCCTGATCACTGTGGATTGCAGGGACCGCACATAGTTATCGAATATTTTGGGAACATAAAAATCATCAGGCGGTGCAATCAGGAAGGCGGACGCCTCTCCGCCTTCCTCGATTAACCGCTCATTCGCCAGCGCCATGACCGTCAAAAATCGCTCTGGATCTCCGTACCAGATGTTCATCAGGTCCTTCTGTACCCCAAACCCATACTTTTTCCTCAGATCCACACATTTACGAATCAATGTGGGCACATCGAAGTCCTGAACCTCGTCCAGGAGCACAAACGCAGCGTCACGAGGGTCATAGTGTATGTCCTTTTCGAGCTCCCCCGGCCTGATTATACCGATAACCGCTGCATACCCAGGCATTCCCATATCTTTATCTGACACCTCTGATGGCCATCCGATGCAGGCATAGAGCGCATGGAACAAAATACCAGAGGTCGTGTCCTCAAACCAATACGGCAGCTCAACGAAATCCTGCCCTGTGATATGCGCGTGATCCTTCCGGGCCTGGGAGAGCGCCGCAGGTTCTGAGTGTGATATGTGTTTTATAATTGATTTTGTCATGTACTGCTGTCCCTGCTAATTTAAACTCGTTTGGTTAAAGTGTGCTGTTTATTTGTCTTTATGCAGCCCTCCGCCGCTGAATCGGATAGTCCACCAGCTCGCAGTTGTCGAAGAAATTGCCCATATTGTTCGCAAATGTCATCCTGAGTGAATCGGCTTTATTCGGGGACCTCCCTAGGATTTCCCTGATATCATCTTGGCTCATTACAACGATTTTACCTTCCTTGATCTCATAGGTGGGGCATGTCGCCTCTTCAATGAATTCCTCATCAGGTGGCAGCATGGCGCTTGAATCTGTCCTTAACCACTCCCGGAGAGACCACCAAAGCTGATCTCTGAGTTTTCTGAATTCACCCATCTCCGTTGCATACGTCGGGCTTGATGCGACTTTAATTCCGACCGAAACACAACCTAACCGCTGCATCTGAGGAGCCACACCAGCACCTACGCCCGTTGCATCGATGTATGACGCCATAATGCGAGGATGTTTGTTATAAAAATCAACACCTCTTGAACCCGTTTCAATGGTGTCAACCCCGCTCCATTGCTCAAACGGAGAAACATACCCACCGTACCGAGCCACAGAGACATTGAAGTCATCTCCCATCTCAGCACAATCCAGGCCCATAATGCCAGTTGCCCCAACCGGGGGTGTATCTCCGTATTTTGCAACATAAATGTCATACCTGGCGCGAGCTTGGGATATCCACTCTCTTGATATTAATTGGTTTGTAGCCTGTGCGGGGTATCTGCCCAGGACCATGTACGCAAACGCAGGGTTGATGATTTTATATTTGCCCGGAGGCAGGGGAGGGTAGATTCCACCTCCTTGGCGTTTCGCTTGGACCCCCTCAAGAAAATCAGGCAACGTAAATATGAGATCCTTGTCAACCTGCTCGTCACTTTTGACCGGGCGGGTCCAAACATTGATACGCCTAACCGTTGTCTCTCGGTCCACTGCGCCAGGGATCACGTTGTCCCCTGTAATAACGTTAGGGTGTCTGAATGCCGACAAATGCACGACATTGGCTGCCCGATCCCTCTGCATCCGATATACCGCACCGGCGGCATGACGTGGATTAAGCATAATCAGAAGCCGTACTTTGACACCACCGGACATACAAGACTCAATGCCCCGGTAAACATCATCAGGAACGGCGTCCCCTTCATCCAGCACAAACAACATATGCTCCTGGTGTTTCCCGCTGAACTTGGCCTCCCGTTCTTCCGCTGTACCGCTGGACGGGATCGTAACGCCCGTCAGAAAATCCTCCGGGCCTCTACGGATATCCAGGGAGGTGAGGGTGTGTGCATTAAATAGCTTAGGATGCTTGGCAACTATAGAGCCTATTTCACCCCATAAAATGTTTTTGAGATTATCGAACGGGGGAGCTGCTGCGGTGAAAACTTTTGTGTTAGGGTGACACAAGTAAAACCACACCCCCACCCTGGCAGCCCCATGACTTTTCCCAGTCGCATTAGCCGATACTGCAACCGTAATTTGGTTATCCCGCACCGACTCCATCATGGCTATAACATCATCAGTGAGAGTCTCCCCGAGGATTTCCTGGCAGAATCCCACAGGGTCATTCCGATACTTTGTTAAATTTCCAGACGTGCCGACCAACCGCTCAACGTCACTTGCTGGATATACGCTCAGTAAGTGACTTGCGAACTGATTCGGCGTAATCTGGTGGGAGGGCTGCGATAACATCTTCGATTGTCACTCGCAATCATGCTGTAAAAATCTTTTCTATTGTCCTCTGCCCACTCTGACAGCCCGTTGGCGCCACCAATAGTCTGATAGACCTCTAAGAAAGAATTCTTCAGATTCGTAAATTTATTTTTAGCGCCTTTGGGTCGCCCAGGGCCTGTATTGATAATAACCCCGTTTCTACCTGGTTTTTTTGCAGCCATATTTTTTTTAGGTTATTTTATAATTCCCGACACCGGATTGAATGATCTATTTACATAGTGTAAATCCATTAACATAGTTGTTTACACCTGTCAAGCCTTTTTTTAACAAGCGTTAAACCTTAACACGACACTCCACTAACCACCAACCGCACTAACCAGCTTTGTGATTACAGAGACCCGCGCTACCACCGGCTAT